ATGCGCACTAAAATCACTGATTGTTCATACACAGATAAAAACGGCTATGTATGGCGTAAACGTTTCAAGAACACCACACTTTCAATCATGCTCAAAACTCGTGACCACAACGAAGCTTTGAAGAATGCAACGTTGATGACCATGAAATTCTTAGAATACACGCTCACTACCAGTGCAGATCCTAAAGTGTTAGCTGTCTTGCTCAAAAGCTATCGTGATACCATCGTTACAGCGTCCAAAATGGCAAGCCTACAAGCCGTTCTAACAGGCTTAAACGTAGACATGACCAATCCCACCTATGCTATTCCCGCTGTAGCTCAGGCTGCTGCTGTAGAGCTCCATAAAGCAGAAGCTGCCGTAGCTGCTAATCCTCGTCATACTTTTGAAGAAGCTAAGACAGCTTATCTTGAAATAAACACTGAATGGAGAAAGAAAACTATCACTCAGTTTACTGCTGCTGCTAATCATCTAATGACATGGGCTGCTACTAACCATATTGTTTACGTAGAAGACTTAACAAGAAATGATGTAGAACTTTTTAAACGTTACTTAGACAGCGTAATAAAAGCTATATCATCTAAAAACACTTACATTGCTCGCTATCTGACTTGGTTCACTTACCTGATTAACGTGAAGGAATGGATTAGTAAAAATCCGTTTCTTGGTACTCGTTATAAAAATCTTGGTACTAGCAAGAAGAAAGAGCCTATGACACATCCCCATTTTGAACAGGCTTTTCCTGTTATGAAAGCTATCGAGGGTAAACCATTACATTGGATATGTGCTCTTATGCACCATTGCGGGTTACGTGTGAATGAAGCTGCTCAGATTACACCAAGAGACTATATAGAAATTAGAGGGATTAAGTGTATTAGCATCAACACTAACGATGGTAAAACATTGAAGAATCTTTCTTCTGTTCGAGACATTCCTTTAAATGATGCCCTGCTTAATATGGGAATATGGAAAGAGAAGCCAGATTTATCTGGTGCAGGACATTGGGTGAAGAATGTCAATGAATGGATTAATGATGAATTCGATAAATTCTTACCTCAATACACATCACATTGTTTCCGTCATGGTTTAGAATGCAGACTACAGGAAATGGGAACCTCTCAGACAATCATTGATTTCATCATGGGACATGGACCAAAAGGTGAAGGAGCTAAGACATATACCAATAGGAAGCCTCTTAGTGTAATGCTAGAAGCATTGAATAAAGCAGCATTACCAGAAGCCGATGGTAATCATGAAGGGCTACAGGAAGCTATTGAAGAGGCTATGGAGACTGTTTAATTACGTAGTTAGAACAGTAGAGACAAGAAAAGCCCAACCATTAGGAAGGGCTTAGTAGCATTGCTTCTTTATCTACGTAATCAGGATGTTACTGATTTAATTGAGAAATATTCCAGTGCAGATATTTCTGCAGTGAAAACTATCAATGGTGGTACAGCTCGTGGTACATATGCAATTGAACCTTTGGTTTACGCTTACGCTTCTTACCTGAGCAACGAGTTCTATAAAGAGGTGGTTGATATCCGGCTGGATAGTGAAGGTCGTATTAATATGAATGACATTCATGATGCTGCAAGTATTGGACGTGATGCAAATTGGAAAGCTCGAAAAGCTCCAGCTAAATATTTACGTAGCAATAAAGCTAAAACGTTGATTAATAACGTAAAAAGTTCATCTGGACAAATTTGTCCAGTTGAAACTAAAGAAGGTGGGAATGGCGGAGGCACCTATGCCATGCTAGATATCCTGCTAGCTTATGCTGCTTGGATTGATGCTGAGTTCTATGTAACTGTAGCGAAGACGTTTGGTAACGTTGCTCGTGGTGATGTCGAAGCTGCTGAACAGGAAACTATTGTCGCAAGCTGCTCAAGCATTCGCTTTCGGAAGTAGCATACAGAAGAGAGAAAAGAGAACGATGTATCTTTATGATATGCCCTGAATAGGATTGATATCTAGAAAGAAGAATTAATGATTACTATCATCGTTCTTTTAGTCTTATAGAGAGAAAGAGAATATTTAAATAGATATAATAAATAATTATAATAAATAATAATAAATATAATAGATAATTATTTTCTAGTAGATACACTTAAACCCCCTCCCTGACCCCTCCCCCTTAAAGGTTGGTAAATCAGGTTAGGTTCCCCCCTCCCTCAGACTTAACATACTAGCTTCCCCAGACCTAAGCAGGCGAACCATACAGCCCCTAGAAGCGTTTATCATCCCTACCCTGTGTGGTTGGGTTAGGAAGCTAAGAAAACGTCTCTAGAGGCCGTAGAATCCCTCATATGACCATGTATAGCCTAAATGTCACCATAACCTTCTTTAGTTTTAACACCAAACAAGAATATTTATCAATAGTTAAAAAGAACAATAACCATAATGATGATGATTATCATAACCACCATGAGGATGTTCACCTTTAGGGCAAGCACAGACAGTAAATGATAATGTCAGTAGAACAGGTATGATTATCTTATTCATTTCTTATCATCCTTGTTATTGTAAGAAGATATAGCCGATGTAGTAAGACGTGCAAACGGAGTAGAGTCAATTTGTTTAGCTTGTTTATCAAGATTATCTAAAATATCAGTATCATACACATCTTCTCCTTCTTCATAGTGAAAATATCGTAATGCTTGATCTAATGCTTCCGCTTTAGATGCTTTAGCCATACGACCAAGAATATAAGCAACAGCAGGAATAGCACCAGCAGAACCAACACTACTAATAGCAGATATTGAATGATGACCAATAGTTTTTAATACTTCTTTAACTAGTTTATTTACATTCTCTTCTGCTTCGATAAGTCCAGCCTGTTCATAACGTTCTGTCAGATCACGAAAACGTTTAGTAAGATTAGGATTTTCAAATTCTTTTTCTTGACTATCTTTAATTAGCAAGTTAAATTCATTAATCTTAATTTTCTTTCCTTTCATTCCATTTTCAAGAAAATTAATCATCTGATTATTTGCTTTCTGTTGATAGTTTAAAGCATATCGTTGAGCAGTGTAATGTTTACCTTTTTTGTTACTAATATTATCACGTTGTTCATTAATACGATAATTATCTTTTTTCAAATCCTTAATTAGCTGTTGAGAATCTTCTTTAATAAGATTAGTACCTACTTTTTCTTTTACTACTCCAGTAAATGGATTTTTAAAACCTAACCAATCAGAAGCAACTTCTCCTATCTGTTGTGGTAAAGTAGGTTCAAGAATATCATTAGAAATAGACATACGACCACGTAACAATCCTTTACCATAAGCTCTACTATTTAATGCAGTACGATAAATTTTACCAGTATCTTTACCAGATTCAGCAATATTATTTAATATTTGAGCACGTTCAGCTTTAATACTTGCTGTATACTCTAATAATTCTTGTGGATCAATATAAGGATTAGAAAATATTTTTATTTCTGGAATATCTAAAGAATTGAATGGAGTAAAAATATCTTCAACTTCTTTATATTTATCATAAGATAAATCTGGGGATTGATCTTCTAAATTTTTTAAAGCATCTTCAAGAGTAAAATCAGGATTAATTTTTTTCTGAGCTTCATAATCTTGTGCAACATTATGAGCACGACTAGCAGCCAAATAATTATCAGATGCTTCTAAAGATTCAGCATTAGTAGGAGAATGCTCTATCATTTTTTCAAAAGCATTTTTTACCTGTTTAGCTCGAAGAGATTTAGAAATAACAGAAGGAGCACCAAGAAAACCATGAAAAAGCATGTCTTCACCTGTCTGCTTTAATGTTACATCACCATAAGCAGGAATCTGTGATACTACAGAACCACCTAATCCTTGTGCAAGAAACGTAGTCCCAGGAACAGCATCAAGCCCTATAGAACCAATTAGACCAGCACCACTAGCAGCACCAAGTTCTGTAGCTGGGATTATTACAGCAGCACCACCAGTTAGTTTACCTGCTGTAGTAGCTACAGGAGAATTATCAACATCTTTATTAAAGTGTTGTTGAATAACCTGATTATTCTTCTCATAATCGCTATCACTTTCAGCATGAATAAAATGCATTGCATTATTACCCATCTGAGCTACTTCACCAAAAGCAGAATCAATATAAGATGTAGCATCATTCTGTTTAGGATAAAGCTGTGTTGTTGAATAGAATTGTCGTTCTACATCAGGAAGCTGTTCATCTGGAACATGAGGAGCTACTTGTTCATTAAAGTATTGTTGTCTTGCCTGCTCACGTTGAGCAGGACTAAGATTAGAGAAGGCTGCACTATTTACAACCTCATCCCATGATTTAGACATTGCAGCCTCCTATTATTTCCACAACTTACTGTAATCAGTTTTATCAGCCGATGGATAAGAATTAATGTTACCTGATTGACCAGGAAGATCATTAGATTCACCAAAAGCATTCAACAATTCAGGATGTGCTTTATAAATATCAGCACGTTTCTCATCACGGCCTTTCTTATAATCATCAATAGATGGCATCTGACCATGATGATCATTCTGATATTCGTTGATGTATTGAACACCTGCTACCAGATTAATGTTATTATTTAAGATTTCCTGATTAACTTCTGGTGAATTGCTAGCACTAATTTTACCACCTGATTCTGTTTGTTTCTGCATATCTTCACGTAACACAGATTTACCACCAGTAGAGTTAACTGCCCTATCAGCAAGTAATGCAGCCATAGAATTATTCAATACATCAGCACGAGTATTAAAATCATGCTTATGACCTGTTCCCCAGTTAGCAATAGAGTTAACACCACGACCGATAGAAGAGGAAGCTGTTGAATAATTCATTTTTGCTAAAGGAAGCGCTTTATCCACTACATCTCCAGCAGTCTGAGCTGCTGTATCAGACTTAGTATTACCACCTGCACCCACTAGAGGCTGATAGCCTTGGTCAACCCAACCATTAGCAGTGAGTTTAAGTTGATGGACGTTACCATTCTGAGCATCAGGAGTACCACGACTTGTAGTTACCACCCATGTATCAGGCTTACCATCACCATCTGTATCAGAATAATAGCCGTAAGGAGTTGGGCCTTGTACGTTTCCAGCATTCTTAGCCATAGCTCGTGCATCTGCTCTATTCTCTTGCATAGCTGCTCGTGCATTCTCTTGACTCTGATTGAATTGAGCTAGTTTCATTTGATCATTAAACGCTTGTTCTTTATCTGCAACATTCCATTCATGATTCTGTAAAGCATCCTGTTGTCTCCATTTCTCAGACTGTTCAGCATCTTCACGCTTGTTGTTCTCACCCTCAGCAGTCTGTAATGCTTTATCATCACCTGTACGCATGTAGTTATAGATGGCTTCTTGAGGAACTTTACCAATCATATCGCTTACTGCTCTAAAGCGTTCTTGTTCTGCTTGGTCTGCATCATGATTACCGCCAGCAGCTAACAGGCCAATAGCTAGAGAAGCTTTGCTATCACCACCTAACAGACGTGTAGCAGCATAGGCAATCAATAGACCACCAAGCATATCTGAAAACATACGCCCCATTGAAGGAGGACGAAAACTAAGACCACCATTCTTAAAAGCATTCTTTGCTTTAGCTAATTTAATAGCATCAGTGTTAGCAGGAATATTTCCTGTATCAACTACAGTTCCCATTCCTAAACCTTGAATATCAGAAGCATCCTGAGAGAGTTCATAAAGCTGCTTAATTTGATTTGGTGTAGCTTGTCCATTACTCATTACGGAAAGAGGATCATTACCTACTAAATTGTTTCCGTATTGCGTCATATCATTAATCATTTTTATTCCTTATTTGATGACGCTACGTAAATATTACAGGGTAATTGTCCTGCTCAATTTCTAGATTTCACGTAGCTCACTGCGTGAGTGTACTATTTCACGTAGCACACGTATTTCATTACACAAAATTGCGTATTGGATGACTAGGGTCACTTTTTTGTGACTCTGGTAATTACCAAAAACTTTTGGCGTTGGTATGGGGGATAGAAATAGGTGTAATGTATTCACGCTGCTGTTTTAATTGAGTCTCAAGCCCTTTCAATGCTGTTGACTCTCGCTCTTTCCAAATAGCCTCACTATCCTTATCTTGAGTAAAGACAGCAGCATGTTTCAATGAACTATACAAGAGAATATCAGGACATAATTCAATGAGATTGTTAGTGTCTGAGTTATTAACTAATCTAACAGGGTCAGCATAATAACCTAATACCACTTCATCTCCTGTATAGTCCATTTGTTCTATCTGTTCTTCTGTTGGTAAAGGAGCATTGATAGGAGGCCAGAAACACCAATAAGCACCATCTTCACCACGTCTAGCAAATATAATTTCTTTTTCTACATTTGCTGTAGCATGAGGATTACTATTCTTTTTATAGATGAATTCACTATAGGCTGTTTGTCTAAATTCTTGATGATTATCAACGAATGTAATCAATCCACCTTGCAAGTAGTCTGTTGGAATGGGAGCAACACCATTCTTGATATAAAGATAAACTTCTTTATATCCAACAGGCCAACGTAAATTACGATTAATTTCTTTCTGTGCAAAGTCGATGAAGTTAGGAATTTGATTCACTGTTTCATTATCATCTCTATCCATCCATAGCTGAACAGCTTGCTTTAGTTGTCCGTAATTCTCAATAGGATAAGGAGTAACAGGAAGTGCTGTATTACCATAGTTTGATTTAGTCGCCATTATCACCACCTAATTGTTTAGCAGCACTAGTAGAATTAGAAAGCAACATAGCAGCCTGTGCAGCAGAAGATGTTTTAGCAATTTGCATAGCACCTTGTTTAGCATTACCACCTGTAGCATCTACAGCTTTCTTAACACCTTCTTTCATCAGTTTAAGAATCATTTCATTCAAATATTGCATAGAGGTATTATTATTATTAACGTTCTGAATTAAGCCCTCAACAATAGGAATATAATTATCGATTGCATATTGAATGAATGGATAGGCTTGGATCAATGTTTCATTAGACATTGAATTTAAACCTTTCTGATAGTTCTTAATAGCATCAGTAGCATGTTGAGGTTTAGGAACCCATTTCACCTCTTTTTCTGGTGTCATAACAGGACGGAAACCTTCTGCAAGAAGCCATTTATTTTTAATAGCTTCTTCTTCTGGTTGTTCCTTCTGTTGGGTATTAGTTGCAATATCCATCAACTTACTGTAATTAGCATTGGCTGATTCAATTGCTTGTTTCACTTGATTGGAATACATTCAATGCTCCTTAGAATAAATTCTTAACATCGTTAAAGCCTTGACTAACATTAATATCGTTCTTCATATAGTCAAAGCCTGTTTTTAAAGCGGTAATAGGATTGGCATTAGATTGATAATGGAAAGGAGCAGCCTGTACATTACTATGTGCTTTACCACCCATACTACCCATCATTCCTAGTTTAAGAGCACCAGTGACGCCTTTCATTAAATTACCACTCTCACCATCACCACTACTAAACATATCCTTAAGCCCACCAAAAGCATCAGTAAGCCAAGACTCCATTTCATCCCACATTACAGAATTCCCCCACCTGATACTGTGCTAGAACCAGTAGTAGTAGAATGCGTGTCCACACCAGCAGCCTGTAGCATTGTTTCTAGCCAATACATATTTTCCATGATTCCCATGTTGTTATTGATCATTGCATTCTTACGTGATGTATCCTGCTGTTTCTGTGCAATTGCTTGCTCTACTACAGCAGCATTCCAATAACCAGACTTAGCATTATTAAGAGCCTTAATACCGCCCTTCATAACATCACCACCAATACCAAGAATAGATTTAGTGATTCCACTCTGAGCTTTAGCATAACCACTTGCAATATTATTAACTGCTCGTGTACTGCCTTTGAGAATGGAAGCAGCAAGTTCTGATTCTTGTTCTTCCATAGATTCAGCACCAGCTTCTTGGATACCCATAGCACTATTATTCATTGCTGAACTACCAGCTACAGCACCACCTGCATTCATAGTTTCGGCATTCTGAGCTAAATCACCACCCATATCTACCATCACTTGATTCTGAATGGCTTGATCTTCCTGATTCATATAACCAGACATTTGACCATTTACCATCTTCACACCATTGTATAAACCATTATAGATTTCTTGTGGTGTGATACCTGCTGCTTTCTGTAATCGACTATATCCTTGTTGGAAAATCTGACTACCTTTACCAATAATGTTATTGGCATTGTTAAATCCTTGAGGAGATAGTTCATAGTCTAAGAATTGTTGCATATACGGATTAGCATCTAAGAAATTCTCAGGTGTATAGTTAATATCCGTACTCATATTATCTAAAAAGTTTTCGATCTGTTGACTGTTCCACGTATAACTATTGTTCGTTGAAGAGGAACTAGCAGAAGACGATCCACCAAAAAGGCCCATTCTGTTCTCCTTAGTCTTCTAGAAAGCGAAACATATCAGACTGAGACAATTCACCACGTTCAGCTTTTGCTTTTGCCTTACGTTTAGCTTGGTCACTTCCTGCTGTGTTTTGAGGAGCTACAGAAGGCTTAGACGGGCTTTTAGAACGTAGAGCCTTAACTACCTTCTCTTCACTGTCTACTTGTACTTCTAAACGTTTAGCATCGAATGCAGCAGCCTTACGAAGAGCTAACAGCAACGATGTAGAAACAGCTTCACCTTTTAGATTGATACCATTGCTTCGAATGTAGTCTGTTGCTGCTTGGAAGTCGTCTGTATTCCATCCATGAGAATGGACAAGTTCATTACGGATAGTTTTCCCTTTCAGACGTTCAGCCTCTGCTTTCTTAGCATTCATCACTTCACGAGACTTAGCATACTGCTGTTCAATTTCTCGTTTCTGTGCTTCACAAGCCCTGATTTCATTCATAGCACGACGATAATCATCATTATTAGTTTTAGGGCTTTCTGCTACCTGCTGCCAATAATCGAGTGTTACATCAATCTGACCATAAGCAAGAGCTTGCAGTTTATTAAATTCCTGCTCTGCTTCTTCCAGATTTGCCATATGTTGACTAACTTGATTCTGAAACATTGAAATATCTTTATATGCAGTGATAGCTTTTTCAATCTGCCCTACTTCGTAATTCTCACCATCAATAGAGTAAATAGCATTATCATCAAGGGATTCAGCATCGGTAAGAGGGTTATCATTGTTTAATACATCGTCTTCACTATCATCATCGTCATCAGCATAAGCATCATAATCTTCTGGTACTGTGCCAATAGCATTACCTTCATCATCATAAATTTCTCTTGCTACTTTAGGCATTTCAAGACCATCTAAGCTATCTTCATAATCTCGTTTAGCTTGTTTAGCTTCCTGAAAACCTTCTTCACCATCAAAAAAACCACCAGTAGTAGCAAATAGATTAGAAAGCTCTTGTGTGCTAATTTCATTTTGCATTGTTGGATAGTTGTTATCATATTCCATTTCACAGATCCTTATTTAGTTCAGAAAGATATTTACCATTACCGCTTTTCAATTCTGTATTAATGCGATTTTCCAATTTGGTAAATTCATCAATAGTTTTACGTAAAGCTTCCAAGTTCTCAATATTACAAGAAAGCATTTTGTTATGTAGCTCGTGTTTATATTGCCCCACAATATGTAGGGCATCTTTAAGGGATTGATTAGTCAACATTAACATTAGCTCCTTGTGCATAATTCTGATTTGCAATGTTTGCCTGTTCAGCAATAATACCGCTTTCAATTTCATTCAGTTCAGCAGTAAGACGAACAGGTGATAGTGCTGTGTCTGTAGTTTCAGACTCAATATCAGCAGCTAGTTTTGCATTCTGTAGAATTAGATTGTTAATCTGCAATTCCTGCAATTGATTATCACGAGTTTCTTTAGCCTTGTTAGCAGCCATTTCGGAAGCATATAGAGCAGCCTGTGCATCATTCTTATGTGTCTCACTCAATGCCTTAGCATTTTCAAGCTCAACAGCAGCAGCACCTGCTTTAGTCGATGTAATAGCAGCTTCATACTTAACAGCTTCCATGTATTGCTGTGCTTTACTTGGCTTCATGGTTTTAGGATCTGTAATAAAGCTAGATACATCACCATTACCAGTACCAGCACGAACATACTGAGACAATGCATTATACTGATTCTCTGCACTAATCCATGATGGTAACTGACCACCATTTAATTGCTGTTGCATCTGGAATGCTTGAAGCACATTCTGTGCATTCTGCTGCTTATCAGTGAGAGTAGATACATCAAATATCATTCCCAAGTTCTTAGGGAAATCAGCAAGTGTTACACCAGGAGCAATAGCATCAATTGGGTGTTTAATACTCTGCAATAGTCGATAGAATTTCTTGTATACAGGGATTAAACCAGTTTCAGCAAATGTAGAAGCTCTTGAACGAATACCCTGTTCTGATTTGTTGATAATCAGCGAAGTTGTAACACCACTCGTTTCACTAAACTTCTCTAATGCTTCTCCAATGTTACCAGCACTACGTAGCTGAGATTGATAACGATCTTTTGTATCATCCATCAAGATCTTCATAGCCTGACTGATATCAGGAGTTTGGAATACACCAATTGAACTAGGATCTTCAACAGTAACTACACCACCCGGACGCATGTCCTGTAAGCTATCATTGTCAAAGCTATCCCTAACCCCCCAATAACGCCCATAAGCAGCATTCTGAGCGGTGTACGTGATCATCCTTGCCTGTCGAGTCATATCGTCCTGAATGGTTCTAGCAGTGTCATAGATGCCTTGACCATAGAAGCTGTTAGGAATCTCCATAACACGAGCAGATACAAAAGGAATTTCATCTACTTCTGTTGGTTCTTCAAGTAGTTCTGTTTTCGTTGTGAACACACGCCACAATTTAGGAACTGAACCACGATAGACACCACGCCAATAGTGTTCATACACTTGGAAGTATTCACTACCTTCTGCTGGAGTAATACCAGAACCATCAACATCAAACGGGTTATACTGTTGCCCTACAATTAAGCCTGTAGTAGCAAAGTTAGGATCTGTTTCATAGTAACTACAGCCTGTCATCATCGTGTCATGATCCCAACCATTACGTAGACCATCATTAATAGACAATGGATAGGAATGACAAAAATAAGGAGCATCATCTAAGCTGTATTGTGTCAATGGATGAACATAAATCTGTTCAAACGGGATGAAGTCAACACAAGGGATAATGGCTTTACTTATTGCCTTAATTGTTCCTGAGAATACCTTGTAAGACTTCGGAGCAGATAGACCAAACTTCTGAGCTTGTTCACGTTCTGCTTTACTGGTTCGGATTGTCTGAGTATCATCAATATCAAAAGTAATCTCATTGAATCCACGACTAGACATTTCTTTTTGATAAGTGTCTAACCATTCTTGAGGCTTGTTTTTAAACTCTTCTGTTCTTTCATCATATAATTGATCCAGAAGATAAACTTTCATATGGCCTTGACCAGTAAGCAAAGTTTCTTTCATGTAATTTTCTAGCTTACGGCTAATGCTATCAACGTTCATTAGTTCAGTGTTCAACACCCTGCTAATCTTATCAGCGTCATCTGCTTTGATGTTGTTTGAACGGACATTGACTACACTCGATGTAGAATCATTAAATAAGGTTTTAAATACCTGAAAGTTTTCTTCTACCATCTCACGGATCACTTGACGTGGTTCTACACCTGTTTGATTAGTGTCTTGTGGTTCCATTCCCATGTAGTACCGCCATGCTAGACCATAGCGTTGAGCATAACCTTCTTTATCTTGCCAACAGTAATTAAACTGCTTCTGTACAATATCTAGCAATTCTTCATCGCTAATTTGCTTCCTTTGCTTACGCATAGTTTAAAAGTCCTTTTAATTAGTGCTTCTCTCGTAAAATAGTACGCTCTCCAAAGAGAGCTACGATAAATCTAGTGGGTCATTACCCTATCAATTATTCAGATTTTACGTAGCTCACTGTTGTGAGCGTACTATTTTACGTAGCAGCATAAGAAAGCCAAAAATGGCTTTCTAAAATTGTCTTGCTCGTAGCTTTTCGTTTAGTTCACGAGCTTCTTCATAGTTTGATTTACCTTTTCCAAGACAACGACTAGCAAGCCATCCTTTATGCTTGATTGAAGTAGCACCATATCTGAGGCTATCAAGATGATGGTTATTCTTATCTACTGGTTCTCCATTATTTTTCCAGTGGTACACCCTAAATTCTTTCATCAATCCTTTAAGCTTCTTCGTATCAAGCTTTAACTTCCCCTCACTGAACAGTTTATTCAAATATTGAATTGTCCAATGTAAGGATCGTGGGTGTTTAGGAGCATCAAATACACCAGTACGTAACGCTGTAGGAATCTCAAATACTCTAGGAAGTACGTTAATTCCTAGACGCTTAAATTCACTTAGGCGTGTTGTGTTCGTTCCTTCTACCTGTCGTTTCCCATCATGAGGAACAAGAAGCGGAGCATAAGGAAAGCGACTAGCTTTGATGATGCTTGCCATGTGTTCAGGTAAATGGGCATTACGATTAGTAAAACAGTCTTGCTTGCTATTCCACTCACTCACCGTATATATCGTGTCAGTTTCTTGATGGTAGGCCAGCAGCATTAAGACAGATGGATCTGCTTCTGCATTCGATGAATAACCAAAGTCACAGCACCATAGAAGCTTGTAGGCATAGGCATTAGCTAGAATATGTTCTACAGTAATAGATCCATCAATTTCAGTTTCATCATAAGGATAGATAGCACCAGCTTCTAGAATGGGGACACCTTCACTTCTCATTCGATGTTGATAAGTAGGATAACCAGCTAGAATACGTTTCCTTCGTTCAGGCGTAATATGGGGGCATTGATCCCATGTAGTGTTTTGAAAATAAAGCTCACCGCTATCATCTTCATTAAACTTAATCCATAGTGGAGACATTCCCCTTTCTGGAGTAGCTGTTACACTAATCATTCCATCTGTGGTTAATGTTCGTGTTAATGCTTGAGCATAAATTAGTGTTTCTGCATCGCTCTGTTCATCAATAAGAACATAATCCACTGACTGGCCCATAAATACTGCTTGGTCTTGAGTAGCAGAATAAAACATCAATGTATTTTCATAACCATTGATATGCTTAATTCTTACCTGAATACATCTTGCTCCATCCTTAACTAGAGAGAAGGAGTTGATACATTCAGCAGGGATAGATCCTGTACCAAGTTCTGATAAATTACGGCAATCACTAACGCCTAACAGTTCTTTCATCAAAACATTGTTTACAGAATCCTGAGAGATACCAATTACCCAAAAGACAGCAGGACGATCAAATTCTAATTTCTTTCCTACCCAATCAGGAATATAAAGTCCTGTGATATGTGCAGCTAATTCCATGCACGCACCATACGTTTTCCCAACCATTTATGTTCATTGGTAGTCGCTAATTACCAACCGCCTATTAAAGCTGCTCTATATCCCTATAGAGATCGGACTATATCATCACTCATTTATGAGGCTTCGCGCTTCCAGCCGCTTGGCTGTACTTCCTTTCGGAATAGTCTCTGCACTTTAAAAGTAATCAGCATAACCAAGAAAATTAAATAGGTAAGTGTGAGAAATGACGACCTTTAATTGCATCTCGAATAGTGTTGTAGTTGCAATTATATTTATCTGCCAATTTGTGATAATCAGGATTCTTAATTGTACGCAAATGAATAACATCATCATCCGTCAATACAGACCAAGTTCTTTTTTCTCCAAACATTTTATCTCTATTGAGAACATTGTAAGCATGTTGAAGATTTTCTGAATAATCACACCACTCTAAATTAGATACATCATTGTTAGCCGGATTTCCGTCTTTGTGGTTCACAATTTCCTTACCATCTACCAAAGGAAGATAAGTTAAAGCAACCAGACGATGTACGCCCTTTCTCCAAGTTTTGCCATCAATACACAAAGTAACCCGCTTATGACCATGCTGGCTTGTATCCATTTTTAATACTTTTGGTTTACTGTTACAGGCCATTGTTCCTTGACCTCTAGCAGTACGTTCTATAGTTCCATCATGATTTACACGATAGAATTTAGAGTAGAATTTTAATAATTCTAGTTCTTGCTGAATAGTTTGTTTTTGCATAGTTTATTCCTCCGAGGGAAAGTGACTATGCTGATTACTTTTCTTAGCTCATGATTATCTGTTCTAGATTTCCCATGAGTTCACGAAGTTTTATAACCGCTATGGTGTTAACGGTTAGCCGCTGATAGATAACGTTGGTGATAATGTTTACTAGCTGCAATCCATTCCTTTTGATATTCGTAAGGTTCAAAGAATGCTAAACGGTTATGCCTTTCAAATTTCTTTTTGTTCTTAACTAAGGTATATAGAGCAGTGATCTCATCTTCATTATAATGATCAATATTCTTTAGTTTTTCATCTAACTGTTTATATTCCTCAGCTAACTGAAAGATGTTAGCTGATTCTTCCATTATTTAACCTTACGAGCTTCTTCTAGAGCTTGAACTTTGTCGAAACCTTGCAAACGAGCAGTAAGATAAATAGTAAAATCTAGACCAATATGACAAGAAAGAGTCTGAGCAGCACGAATCAAAAAGGAAGGAGAGTTACCATTATCAATACAAGTTTCAAGTGCATCGATACGGTGATAAATCTCTTCATCTTCTTTTGATACAGCCTTAACAGTAAGACTTTTACTATCTTTCATTTTATCTTCTTTCTGAATGTCTACATATTCGTGTAGCTTGTTAATCAGATAATCGGCATAAGCAAAAGTTTCACGATATTTTTTATTCAAATACCCTTCTTTGATTGCAAGGTCTTTAATGAAATGCTGCACATTTTCAAAAAACTCAGGTTCATCTAAGTTGTATTCGTTCAGATGTTCAATGTGCTCTAAGAAAGAGCGTTTCATATATTCTTTAAATTCCATCTTAATTTAATTCCTTAATGATTTCACAAACCATGCAATAAATACGCCCTGCTTCAGCACAATCAGTAGCCTGATTTAACAGACGAAAGAGAGTCTTTATATAAATTTCTTTTGCAGAATTCAAATTGAGTTCATTCATTATTTAGTGTCCTTAAAATAGATAAGAGTTAAGATAGCTAACACGCAGAACATGAAAGCACCTTCTGAGATAACAAGACATAGGGCTTCATAATCAATCATTATTTAGCTACTCCCTTTAATACACCGACCATTTCAGATAAAGTAGCATTTGTATCTTCTGCCTGTTGTTTATCCATATCTTTCTCTACACTGATATTAAAGTTCTTCAGTAAAGCTTCACATGCTCGTAGCTGTTCTGTTCCTGAATACTCATTATTTTTATTACGAGCAATCTTCTCCATCATCTTAACAGCAAATACATTAAGACCTTTCTCAGCAGCATAAGCACGAGCTTCTTGTGTCACTTGTACAGGTGTACGCTTACGCATTGCATTGGGACTAAGAGAATTTCCGACTGTGAAGCGGCCCTTCCTATCACGTCCTGTATCTGGATTAATATCCGTATCTTTAATCTCCATTGTTAAACACTCCTAAATCATGCATAGCTCGTTCATAGAAAATAGAACCTAAAACAAATGAACGATCATCAAGTTCAGGATAATAGGTTTTAACATGTTCCATAAAATGATCATATTGTGGAAGAAGCCAATTAATATGAGCTTCATCTTCCATAACTTCTTTAATTCGTTCTTCCATCGAATAGTTCTTAAAAACTTCGTCTAATTCATTCATGCTGTAGGTTCCTTATAATCTGGATGATTTTTATAGTTAGCTGGAACAAGCCAACCAAACTGTGCATTCTCTTCTTTCACTTTCTGGAAGTGGTATTCAAGTAGGATGCAATATAATTCTTCATATCGTTCTAAACTTGCATCACTTACTTTACGTAGCATTTGACGAATGACGTCATGACTAATTCCTGACATTGAAGCAAGTCGTTTTTGACTAATGTCATATTTCAACATTAGAGATAAAATTTTGTTTAACCGATCTACTTTAGGAGTAGTGGTAGTAAGAAAACGTTTTTCTCGACCATGAATTTTAAAAATATTCATTAGTAGTGTTCCTTTCAATATTGGTAATGTTCTGTAGGTACTTTTTATTTAAGACAAATAAAAAGAGAAGCTACAAGCTCCAACAAGATAGCTCCTCTTTCTATTCTTTTTAGAAGGCAACGATCATGAGGAAAAGAAAAGAGAAGAAGTATTGGGAGATTTCTTCTCTATTTCTACATGACTCAATTAAGTTCGCACTATTAACATACTAAGCATGGTCGGATTTCATCCATCTACCATATTTATCTCGTAATGGTTTACCACATCCACAAGATTGATAAATAGCTAACTTATATCCAGGATACTTTTTTATACTTCCACATTCACATTCTACTTCATAGTTATTTTGTGGTAGTTTCTTAGTAACTGTAAGCTTTCCTTGCTTATCTCCTACTTCAAATTTATTAGAGGTAGATAGATAAACAATTTCAGATCGTTCTAGAATGTCAGCTAGTAGTGCAGCATTATTACGTCTTGCTATTTCTTCTTTAAGTAGGTAAGCATCTTTTCTACTATCTGGCATACTGTTAAAGGTAGTGTAACCCTTACCATAAAGCTGCTCGTTTCTTTGTTCACCAATGATTTTTAATGTGGGATGTTTTTCTAATGTTTTGTTATTCTGTTCTGTTACTGTAATAGACATAGAAGCTCCTACAACGGCATACAGGCCGTTTTTTATAGTTGGTAAGGTGGTTGTATAGGTATGATGGATTAAAGGGCTTGTGTACCGTCTGTTGCCTCTAATTCTCGAACTTTAGTTAGTTTGTTGTCTTCACTTAGATAATAGCTGTTTCCTTGATTCTTTCTTCGTAACTCTCCTGCTTCAATCTTTCGAATTAGTCTATAAAATTGTTCTTCAAAAGTGGTACAACCATATTGAGTGGGAACAGAAGCAAGATAGTTAACATTCTGCTTCCAATATCCTTTATCTTCACACCATTGGTATAGATTTCCTTGCTGTGAATGCCACTTCCCACAAGGACTAGTTAATACAGGCCAACCATAATCAACACGAAAAGGCATTATCATTTCTCCTTAGCTTCTGCAAAATATGTGTAACCATCACGAGACAAGCGAGCATTAACAAGCCTATTTGTGATAGTCCCCATCATTTCTTCTACACTGTCATAATCAAGATGTTTAGCTACACGTTTTAATCTGCGTAGCTCCTTATCATTCACTGTGAAAAATAGTTGATACATCTTATTCTCCAAACAATTCTTCACTAGCATGAATCATTTGAGCTTCAAGAAAATATAGTTCATCTGGTAATCTAATGTTTTCTTTGATCAATTGTTTTCTTTTATATTCTGTCTGTGCTTTCTGATAACCAGCTTTAAAACCTTTTTCATATTTAGTCATTGTAAATATCCTTATCAATAGCAGCAGCTACTTTCTTAGCTGTTTTTATACATTTGAATACACCAAAGTTTTGCTTGATACCATTGATTGTCTTATTCACTGACCAATTACCATTTGATAGTTTAGAAACATATTTCGGATAGCTGTGCTTCTTACGTGGTTTACTGATAGTGTCACTGCCAAACATTGAGAGATCAAACATAATGGTTTCCTTGTGTTAGTGAAAGGACGGAATTCCGTCCTTTAAGAATTATCGAAGAAATTTCTTCTGGAATTAGTGAGAAAGCATCTGGACAATCTGAGTATCACTAAAGCCATTGAGCATCAGATTCTTCACATACTCCCCAATTTCAAGAGATTTGTTTAGATTGGTTTGGAACTTATTACGCTTTCCATTGATAATCTTAACGAGTTTGTTATGGCGTTCTTTCATGATTCCACCAAGCTTATGATCACCAAATTTGAAACCCATTTGATAACTTACATCTTTAGCGTTCTGTTCGATCTGAATTCGTAGATGGTTATATAGACAAACTTCTTTGAATAGTTTTTCCATAACGATGAAATAACGACGAGCTAAACGGCCTTCTTCAGTGCTAGCCATCATAGCTAAATGCTTTGCAGCATCTGATGTAATAAAATGATTGTTTTTAGGTCGGCCTTTTGTTGGTAATCTTTTAACAGAAATTTCTGTCAAAAGTTTTTCACACTCAATAACAACTGATTGATCTAGCCATGCTTGAAAACGACCATACGGACTACCAATAACCTCCCACAATTGCTCAAGGCTCACTAATACAGAATCATCCCCTTCCAGCATCTTAAACTTATTGCGATAAGCAATGATGGTTTCTGCTTGTTCTTCTGTCATGTGGCAATCAACTATCATCTGTTCTTTTTCGATGGTGTTAACATCATATTTATTTTTACGTTCTTGTTTAGTCATGGTTATTACTCCCCAATAGAAATAGTGAATGGAATGTTGAATAAAACAGCTAGTTTGAAAGCTGAATTATAAGAAGGGCTTGTTAGCAGCTTATATAAATAAGCCTGTGGCTTTCCAATTGACTTAGCAGCCTGATATTGTGTTGGGAAACGAGAGAGAATAATCTCCTTCACTCGTGCTATTGCTTGTTCTTGTGTCATTGTTTATTCTCCTGTTCACGTTTAGCAATTCGTTCCTGTCGTTCACGCTGATAACGGTCAGCAAGTTCTTTAAATTCTTCATAGGTAAGAGACATTGATTTATCCTCTTTTGGTTTATGTTGTGCTTCTATAACGAGTTGAGCATTTGCTTCTATAACATCGCTACGCTTATTGATCTCTTCTACTGTCAGACCTGCTGTAAGCATCAATTCTATTTTACGTTCGATTGTCTGTGTTGGTTGAACATGGGCAAGGTAGTTAATAGCATCTTGTTCAAAATCAAAATCATCGTATTCAGGAGTATAAAAATCTTTTCCACGTTCTAAATGATATTCGATAGATTTAATTGCAGACTCACAAGAAGATAAAAGTTCTTGAATGTAGCGTGTACTGTTCACAACGTCGCCTGTAGTGATGGATCGTTTATTGTTTAAATGAGTTCTTATTAGTGCGGTAGTAATAAAAGGTAATGCTTTTAGGAAATGAAAAATCATTTCTGCACTAATTCGTGTATTTCCTGTATGTGCGTTTCCTGCACCAGTTAACACATCATCCAGCCATTGTGGAATGTCAGAAAAACTTTCATATCCTCTTAAAGACAATTGAAAAGGATTAGAAATCATTTTAGGTTTACGACCACCACCTACAGCACGTTTTCTTATTAGTGCGGTAGTAATATAGTCTTCTGTATTCTCGCTTATTAGTGCGGTAGAATAAGTAAGATATTTAATAGCCTCTTCAAAACGTGATTGTTTCTCACACTCTCCTGTTTCATGATTAACATACCAACCATTTTCTAAAATCCATTCTGAATCATCCCACATCATGATAAGCCTCCTTGCTTATTCGTTTCCTATATTAACTATACTAACTAAATAGAAATGATTACTATTTTAATAAATAGGCTTATTAGTGCGGTAGTAATATAGGAAGGAATTGATTGGTAATGGAAGAGGGATAAATTAATCCTGAGATTGTTTATATGAACGGTTTTTACTCTCCTAACGTCGAGATAAAAAGCCGGAAGAAAGAAAAGGTTAAAAGAATAACGGGCTAAAGCCCTCGATGTAAGAGAAAAGGATTAAGAAGGGAATATGATCTAAAAAGATTTAAAATTTAAATAGGGTTGATTTCTAGAAGAGAAGGATTATTTCTATTTACTTCCCTTTCTTTTATTTAAAGTATGGTAAGAGAGTATGGTAAATAGTCTGGTATACAGTATGGTATGTGTAGCAAGTTGACACACGTTACTCTAGTAGACAAGTATCTTGTCAACCTACCTGTAGCAAGTTGCTACACGTTATCCTTTAGATCATTCATAGGAGCCTGTTCCTGTCATCCCCTTCCTATCACCGGAGACTAAGAAGGCCATAGTTCTTCTATCATCGTAATAGTAGTAGGGTTTCTTACTTCATCGTAATAAGTGGTGTGCATTTCTGCATAGCACTTTTCATCTAGACAAAAACGTCCAGATGACTAAGCTAAAAAATTAGCGTTACTCAAATATGAGCATCAATAAACACTTACCCCATGTTAGTTCAGAATTGAATCCCAAGCGGATGAAGGCTAAACAACTTTTTTCTTTTACTGTAAAAGGGGTGTATGCCACCCTATGACATGGCCTACAGGAAATAGCTTCCTTCATCGTAAATATCTCATCGTAACAGTCGTGATAACTATCTGTTATCCCTCCATCGTAGACATATCAGGTAGTTAGCTACATGTGCCTTATGTTTTGTGTATGACTGTTGTGTATTGATACGTGTGAAGGCTATGTCACATCTATACCATCCAGCGTAGAACCTACTTCTAGTAGCGTAATGTGTCGTAGCTCCGCTACTATTTCCTCGTTCTATTGCCCTCTTTCATCGTTAACCGTTCGCAATGATCGCAAGGTTTAGACTTGTGAACATGCTCTTACGAGTCACGACATAACAAACGGGTATGGTTTTAACTGTAAATAACTTCCGCGTTATAAAGCTTTTCCCGTATTACATGCCCCATTGTTGTTACATACGGGATAACTAAACACGCGGAGACATATCATTAACTATTTCCATATCTTATCCGATGACATATCCGATGATAGTAATAGTGAATAGCTAACATGAAGGGCACAATTAACAGTAATCATTACTTACAAACAAGAACACAATTTCTTAGATTATCCTGGTCTAATTAGCACACTATTTATTGATTAGGTAATGATAATGACTACTGTTAAAGAGTTAATTAAAAGTGTTAATTGTGATCTTAATGTTCTTGGTGATGTTAAAGCTACTCAATGGCGTAAAGATCATAACATGAACTATGCCAAAGCTAGACACAATAAAGATCATATTGCTATCTCCTGCTCTACTGATGCTCGTAAAACAGAAGCATTAAAGCTTATTCCTTTGGTGAATGATAAGAAGCTTAAATGGTCTGATATTGATAAAGAGATAGAAGCTATTGGTGGAAGTCTAGCCCTTCAAAGCTGGTATACATTCACCGGATTATCAGCTAAGAAACGAGAGAGTAAAACTACTCCTATAAAAGGAAATATTACAGAAACAGTATCACAGGACAACAATCAACTTAAAGCAATGCAACTACAGCTTGAAGAGCTTAAAGCTCGTCTAGAAGTTGCTGAAGCCATTAGTCAGCTTGTTCCTGTCATTGTCAATAAAGATAGTCAATCTTCTGTATTAGCTAAGATAAAAGCAGAAGAACAAGCTAAGGAACTAGCAGACATTCAACGTTACACTGAAGAACGTAAGAAACAGACAGAAGAAGCTATAACTAAACAAATGTGTTTAGTGTTCCCTAACTATTCTCCTGATATTATTACATCGATAGTAGAAGAGACTACCAAAGAAGCTCGTTATACAATTGATTACGATGTAAAGGGATTGACTAAAAGTGAGATAGATCATTGTATCAGTAAACAGTTTGATCAAGATAAGATAGATGAATATCGTCTTGATATATGGCAATCAAAAGTAGAAATCATTGCAGATGCTACTATGAGAGCAAAGATTAAATCTGATATAGGTGATGATTATCATAAAGATTGGGAAATGATTAAGAAGTTCTTAAAAGAATATAAATTACTGAAATAA